CCAAGATGTTGATGATTTCCGAAAATTCTGTAGGTTTTCTGGTCTGTCTGGGAACTCCATCTGCTAGCTCGTAGAGTTTCAGTTGTGCCTGATCACTGAGTACCACCTCAGTGGTTATCTTTATCCTGTGCATGCCAGGTCGGTTGTAGCCTCTCCCGGCTGGGTAGGGGTCTCGGAGGGAGCTGTCCTCCTCCTCGGTAACGATGCTCTCTGTGATTTTCACACCGATGCTCTCGGTTCCTTGTTTGGTGATGGTTAGGGTGGTCTCTGGAATCGGGAGCACGAACCCATTATAATAAATCTTTCCTGCCGTAACGGTCGCCTGGTTTCCGGTGATGGTCAGCTGACACCCCTCCAACACGGCACCCTGGTTGAAGAGGATGTTGCCAATGTCACGGATCTGGTATTGGAGGAGCCGGTTGAGTTGTGTTAATTCCCGAGCTTGGAGGTATCGGTCTGGGACACCAACCATGGTGGTGTACCCTTTGGTGCGTTCCTCTTCCGTCCTGTCAAGATAGGGAAATGCAGAGAGGTCGATGGTCATAGGAGTCTCACCTTAAAAGTTGAGCACGATGTAGAAAATTTCGTGCTGGTTGGGTTGGACGTGGATTGGCTCTCGGTTGGCAAACCACTCCAGGTATCCCGGATCTTGGACTTCGTTGGGGAAGAGTTTGGTCTTGGATTCGTTCCCTGATGTAGGAAGCAGTTTACTGTACAGTCCTACCTGGCGGAACGTGACCTCATCTCCCACATCGTTATCTAGAATTGTGGCTTTGATGAGGATGGTGGTGGCCAGGCCCGACCTGGCTTGTACAATGGTGATCGGTCGGTATCTCACTCCACTCACAATGTACTCTCCCTGGGGATCCTCCACCACAAAACTCTGGACTTCACAACGTTTGTAGATGATCGGTTCGGTGATGTTGGTGGTGTTCGGGTCCGCGATGGGAGGATTATTCTCGTCCGACCAGGGCGTGGTACGCCCGATACAAATCCACAATGGTGTGGAGATGAAGTCTACACCTCGGGAAGTATTCCCGATAAGCGGTAGGGCTACGGAGTTAGGCATGCACAGACACCTTCCTTATCCTTATCCTTATGGTTGGGTTATGATATTGAGGATTAACGTTACACCACCATATCCATCAGTTCCATATCCAACCTCCCCATATCCACCTGTAACAAGGTAACTAAAGACCTTACGGATCAGTGGCCGAGGAACGTTTCCCTCCATTTCAGTGTGGCTGAGGAACTCCTCAAGGCTCCCCCTTTGGGGTCGACTGTGGGAATGTTCAACCTGGAGTTGTTTCTCGTAGGTCTGGAACTGGAGGTGGATGGAGTAAATGGTCTGGTATTCTGAATACCTTATTCTCCACAGCTCATAGTTGAGGAGCTGGACGCGTGAAAGGAAGTTGGAGAGGCTAGAGATGACCAGGTATTTATCTGCACCTGGAGAGGTTGGCCGGAGAATCTGTCCCCAGAGTTGGATTTGACTGATGGTGGTGAATTGGTGTTGGGGTGATCCATATGGCAGCAACCCATAGGGGGCCAGGCCATATCCAGGAATGGAATTAATGATACTGGCACTGCGCTTGAAGAGCTGAACCATACTGAATACATGGATCTTGGTCTTACTGGCATGTCTCGTCACGGTTTAGATCACCTGGCCTCCGCCGTTCAGTAACCCCGATTCTCCACTCAGCACATAATCCTGGAGACACCTATTTAGGCTGTTATGGGTGGAAATCCCAAAGTGGTGGATCTGGGGAGTCCATCTTCTGACCGTGGAGATGTGGGTAAATAAAGTTGAGTAGGTAATCATAACTCCTGCAGCTTTGTACTCTTCCAGTTTCTGCTTGGCTCTTTCACTGATCGGTTTCTGGGTCTGGACGTCTACAATGCCCCATGTCCAGTAGGTATACCCTGGAAAGATACTGTTATTGGTGGTAAAGCCGTTGTTGAGTGGGAGGAGCTCTCTGAATGGTTCGAAGATGGAGATTTCGTTCTCATCCAGATCAGGAGAGAAGAGAGCGACGGTTTTTATCATGCTGGCTACGGTTAGTTTGGCTGAAGTGATCTCAAGGATGATCCTCTTCCGATACTGTTCATCACTTTCGTCTTGGTAACGTGGAATACCGTAAAACCGTCCCCACTTGTCGAGGTACTTCCCGGTGGCCACCGGGAAGTCTCGGTTCTTGAGGATGTTGGAAACCCCATTCCCAACTGCTTCAATGACCTGACGGAATGTGGTTAGGAGGGCACCGTGGTCGGAGTTATCCTCCTGTTTATCCAAGAAGGGGGCTAAGAAACGGATGACTTTCTTGGGTGCAAGGTCCCTACTCATCAACGACCACCGAGACCTGAACCGTGATATTCCCCGGTCGCAGGATTTGATTTTTGGCCACCACGATTTTTTGATTGGGATTGACGGTCACGTTTCGAATAATGGTGGGGTCATAGGCAATGATGATACCTACCAGGTGATTGGGGAAGAAATCCTCTCCGACCCCGCGTGAATTGAGGTAGTTCTCGACAATGTTTCTGACCTGGTTTTTGATTAGCTCCCGATCGGCGGACTTGACCACCTCTATGTTGATGGTCAAGTCTACGGTTCTTTTGGCAACTCCCAAGACCTCGATCATGATCCCTGCTGCCCGGATCCCTTCTAAGGCATTTTTGATCCTCTCGAACAATTCTTCGGAGATGGTGCCACTCGGTGTGGAAACGTAAACCGAAGCTATCCCCGGAAACTCATCTTTGATGCTGATATAACTGATTTCTGGGATGGAAGAGAGTTGATAGAGAATGGCGTCTTTGGTTCCCTTACCTAGAGAAATGACATACTTATTAAACCGCTCCCTCCTCTTGGTTTCCGATTCTTCGTCCACCCCTCCGGTGGCAGAATTCGGATTGGTTACACCGAGTACTTCAGGGAGAGAAGAAACCAACTTGGTAATAGTGTTGGCCGGGACGTTTCCGATAAATCCTCTGGTGAGACAAATTGCTGGGATACGAACGGAGGTGGTGTTCATGGGCACAAAGGTATCGACGGTGGTGGCATACACCAGCCCGTCTAAGGTTGAAGCTTGGAAACCTTTCGGTATGGTAAACCCAATGTGGTTGGAGGTGGTGGTGAATTGCAGTTCTACCCGGGCAGGAACGGCCTCATTCCGGGTAAATCCAAACAGAGAGTAGGCACTATCCCGTATGGCTTTCTGGAGTTCCTCTTCCACGAAGATGTAGAGTTCTTCGATCTCCATAGCGATGGCCTCAAAGATGGCCCGTATGGTCGAGCCGATGCTGAAGTCGGTGACCTTCTCGGTCAGCGATGAAAACCAAGCAACCATTCTGGTAAGGATTTCCTCAACAGTTCTAGGTATTTTTGATCACCATCCTCAAGCGGCACTGGAGGCCCATGCTTTTAAGCAGGGGGAGGAAAGTTCCGCAATTTTGGACTTTTCGTAACGCCAACCGTCGAAACGCTGAAGAAGCTTAAAATAGTGCCAAGAAACACCTTGGCATACCCGTTTGCCTGATAAGTCTTTCAGGTCAAAACGACCTGTCGCCCGCACGGCCACAAACCCAACATGCCTCCCTGCGTACCTCCCGCCCGGTACCTCGGCAACCACCAAGTCGCCGGTCATAAAGCCGAAATGGAACTTCTTCCCCGAACGGTGGCCCTTGGGGAAGCCGTTTTTGTCGGGGTTGCACATTCGCCTCTTCCCCCGTCCGACGGCCCGAAAGTGTAGTACATACTCTGTAGCGATTTTCAGCTCTCCAGATACTTCCCCCACGCAACACGCGTCGTAATAGTGGGTCTTGGGGAGGCTGAACTTAGTACGGTTGTACTTGGTTTGGGTGGCAGTCGCGGTATAAACGTGCAACCCCAGCCTCTCCAGCTTCCCTACCAAAGCGTAGCGGGAGGTGTTCATGAATGCCGTTGGCTTGAGGGGCTCTTTTAGTTCAGCCAGTACCTGCGACAAGTTTCCCGCACGTTTCTTATCCACCGCCCGTTTAGATTGCTCAAGTTCCCTCAGCCACTCTTGCGGTAGTCTATTTCCTTTAGCTTGGTTGCACTCCCGGCAGGCCAAAGTGAGGTTGGACACTCGGTCGGTACCTCCCCGGGATTTAGGAACAACGTGATCTACCTCTAGCGGTATCCCCTCTCTGCCGCAGTAAGCACACTTCCGGCCGAACTTTTCCAAAAGGTACTCCCGCACCTCGTAACCGAAGAGCGTCCCCTGCTGGTACTCAATACCAGAAATCTCCGGGTTCTGGAGCTTCTGGGTGTCGAACTTGACCGACTCCACCACGATCTCCACGATTGGCAACCAGCGGCAAAGTTTTTCCACCACACTCAAAACCTGTCGGATACGGGCTTCCGCGCTGGGCAGGAGCCAACCTTCCGGTCTCTTCCGGTTGTCGAACTTGGGAGCTCGGTACCTAGTTTTGCGGTTCCGGCGGCTCCTGCGGTAGGTGCTTCTCGCCTTGATGGCATCTGATATATCCATACGGTGATGCACTTCTACAAAGAAGATAACCGTTTCCTTTCCCTCTGCCACCCGCACCACAGAAACCCCGGTAACTTCGTACCCTGGGTCAATTTTGAGCTTGAGCTGCTGGAGGGATGATTCTCCCTGCACCCGATCCTTCAGTCGGATGACAAACGGGACCAAGCGGTGGATTGTCGCCCGCCCCTCCCGTAAGAGTTTCCTTGCATGCTTTTCAGAACAAGGCATTAACGGTTTTTTCTTCCTATCCAAAACGAAAACCACTTCTATTCTATCTCCCCCTCGTCGGAGGCCCCTTACGGGGCTGGTGACGCGCTGAAGCGGACTCTCCCCAGCGCCCTCCTCGCCAATGTTGGCAACTAGCAATCGCCCCGGCCCGTTTCGCCCACACCCCGAAGGTTGTCTGCAGCCGGGACTTCCAGGGTTCGGAGCTGGAGGAGCACCCCGGAGTGGGTCTTTCAAACCTGTTGCCAACGTAGCACCTTCATTCCCTTGTCCTTCTGGTCAGGAGCTGAGGCTGGTCATAGTCAGGCCTGCAGGTTTCCCCGCAAGCCCCCGCCTTTAGGCATGGGGTCTATGACCACCTGTAGGGGAAAGACTAAGTCAGTCCTGGTGATTACTTTGCAATCGATGGTAATCTGGTCTTTGAACACCGATACGGAGACATTATCTACTGATTTGACACGGACATCCTGCAAGAGGGCCTCTTTGAGTTCTACCTCGAGGATGTTGAATAGTTCCTCACTCAGTGGTTCACCGATGTAGTGGTGGAGGTTGGATCCGTAGAACGGGTGTGGGAGGTAGCTTCCCTTTTGGGTGGTGACTACCCGGTTCAGGGCTTGGACGAGATTGCTGACTCCAGCCACAAGAGCTAGATCGGAGTTTGAGCCTAAGGAGACTTGCTTCTCTTCGGTTCCGAAGTCGACTCCATAGGCCCGGATGAGGTCTATTGCTGGTGTGGTGTTGCCATCTTGGGTGAGAGGGACATAGATGGTTTCTCCCCACTTTCTTACTTGGTAGAAGAACCCTCCTGTGAACGGTTCGGGATTGGTAGCGATTACCAAGCGGTTCAGAGAATCCTCAGCAAATCGCAGTGGGGTGTGAGCTGGAAGGTTGTAGGTTCTCCCATATCCAGCAGCATTGACGGTTACGACCACCGATCCGATGTCCGGCACCGAGATGTCACTTTGGGTGTGGAAGGTTAATTCGGTATTATTGTTGACGCCAATCACCGTTGTGTTTTTGGGGATGAAAATGTTCCCAGCAACGCCATCTTTCCGTTTTACCCCAATGGTTCCCTGGGCGTAGCCCTCTCTTTGGAAGTCTGGAGG